CTCATCAATTTGATCTATCCCAGATATCGGTTCAGGATAATTTCTAGTTACGTTTATTTTTCTTGGAGGATTTAAGTTATCCGTCCAGAACAATAAATTATCTATTAAGTTTATACCGGTAACTAGGTACTCTGAATTAAAGTTAAGCACATCCTCAGATACAACGTGATACTTTAATAGTTTCTTGTCAGTATTAAACGACACAACCATATCTACGGCAGGAGATGCAACAAGCCAGTATATGGTCTCGTTAGATCCATCCTCGTACGCTCCAATACAGGTAGCGTCTACAAGAGGAGATCCGTTATACTGTAAGGTAGTTAATTTTATATTACCCTTAGTATTCTCTACAGCACCTATACTATTGTTCTCGGTAGATCCTATTCTAATATTTAACGCATCAATGTACTCCCCAGCAGGGACTACACGCTCGTCAAAATCTTTGTTCATTCTACCGGCAATGAAATTTACATCAGCGTTTGCCATATATATTACTTAATCCATTTATCACGACCTCTCATATTCATCAATAATCTACCAGGATGAATATTACTCAATCTTATTTTTGCGTTTCTTAGAAGGGCTGTTTTATCCTTCTTGGCTCTATTAACTACGTACTCTTGCACACCGACTTTTGAATTTAGTATAGCATACTTTATATATGCATATATAAACTCTTCAGCAAGTTTATTAATACTAACCTTGGTATCGTCACCATTCTGCATTCCGTCAGAAATATACTCTAAAATACACAACTCTCCAGCCATTCCAGAACCAAAATTAATAACGCCAGATGCTTTATCTATTCTATACGTTGGATTTATATTAGCTGTTTCGGTATTTAAACCGTAGTTGGCTCCAATAGAATAATCGAAGTACCAGTTTTGATCTATATTTACACCTTCTCTACCGGCATACAATCCACTTCCAGGGTACATAGTCTTTTGTTTATTTGTAACCCTATCGTAATCTAAAATAGATGTACCCTCAAGTACATTACCATCCTGATCAAATAATACCCTACAGTTATTATCTTGCAAGTAACTATTACTATAGTTAGTTTGGATGTTTTCAGTAAGAGGTCTTAGTACTCCGTCTTTATATAAAGATATTCTAACGTAATTTACGTAGTCGTTTGGTAATATAAACTTAAGATCATCACAAATACTAATCTCTAGTACCTTAATCTCCTTAAGAGCATCGTAGTTTATTTCTTGAATTCCTCTCTTTGCGTGGAATAAAACATTATATCTCTGTACATTGTTTATTAACTTATCATTACCAACATACATTAGCATAAAGTTATTTACAATATCATCTAAAGATATATACTGGTACGATCCCCAGTTCTCGCTTTCAGGTACATTACCTGAATTCTCATAGTATTGATAACCAGTTAAATATGCCATTATTATCCTTGAGTTTGTTGATTCTTAACTTCTTCTTGTGTCCCAAAAGTAAACACGTCTCCTTCTCTAATAGATATACCAGCAAACTGAAGTATCTTAGCAGTCAGTAACGGTTCATCAGTTAGTGGTAATTCAAAGTCTTGATAGTCAGATGCTGATTGATCAAACAAAGGCTCTCCGCCTGACAATGAAGTATAAGTCCACTTAGGATCCTTAGGATATCTAATGTACTGAGTACTAACATTTGATGCTATAGACGTAGGATATACCTTAATACTATCTCCCTCTAAAACATAAGCAGGATATAATACTGAAGGAGCTGTTAGATTAGATGAAAGTAGATTTAGTATCTTATCTTGTGATACCCTGTCTATCTCTTTTGATCCGTATCTTACAGTATTTAAATAGTAAAAATCATTGGGTAAATTAAATACCGGACTTGAAAATGTTAGCGAAGCTGTCGAAGACAGACTGTCAATAACCTCTTCTACGTTCTTAACTATATCTGCATATCCACTTCCAGACTGTCTAGCGTTCTGCTTTAGTATCCATGTATTGTACTGGTAGAAGTAGTCTTCAAATATATCTAACTGCGCTTGTTTAGCGTACAAGTTAAAATCATCTGGAGTAATATACCCAAAATTATTCTTGTTAGCTACAGACAATACAGTATTTCTTACTGAGTTTATCATTCTTAAAAACTTTTTACAAAGATAATAAAAAAAAGCGCCCTGTAAAAGAGCGCCTTCAAGCATAAAAAGAAAAGTAATTTACTCGATTTTATTTTCAAGTAATCTCAATACTTCAATACCTTCATCTGTCTGTAGGTAAGAAGCTAATATGTAAATATGATTTTCCCCGAAAGGTACTGTCAATAATTTTTTCTTGTTTTGTGGAAGATTAAAATAGATATCTCTACCTTTATTCTTTAACTTTAATAAGTCATACTCAAAGAATTTAGCACATGTGTTACGTAACTGCAACATTGGATCATTCAACATCTCTAAGAATGACATTGGATAATTTCTTGCATAAACAAATACGTCACGCTTTAATTCAGCAGTAGACATTTTATCAATTTTAGATCCTAATAGAACTCTAGCTACAGCCTCTAAAGAGTCAATATCTAAGTCTCTCGCTGCAATTTGAGCGTCTAATTCATTTGTTAACTTATCAATATCAGATGAAGCGTCCTTTTCGGTATTAACTTCTTCGAATACTTGTCCATTACCAGGATGTAGTTCTAAAAAATATTGTAAAACTGGATTTGTTTTTGAAACTTTTAAAGCTCCGTCCACAAACACAATAGGTTCTAAAATAGCGTTACCATCCTGCTCGTCTTCGAACGGGCTTCTTTGGTTAACTGCATATCTTAATGGTCTGTTTGATTTTCCGTCGAAGTGTAGTAACGGAGATCTACGTGTGTTTCTTGATGCTAACATGTAAGATAGCGGGGTGTTTTTTTTCTTAAGTACGTACATCTTGTCTGTACTTGAAATTTGATTTGCCATTTGATAAGATTTTAAATTTAAAAAAAATAACCAGGGCTGTTACACCCTGGTATATTGTTAACTATTTTCTAGTTCTCGAACAAGAAGAAGTTGTTAGCACCTAAAGTACATAAAGCTCTTTCTGACAAGAAGTGAACTTCCATAGCATCTAAGCTAGAAGTTTGTGCTCCACCAGCAGAACCAGTAATCCAAGTTTTGTAACGTCTGTCTTCAGTTTCAGAAGCTCTATAACGAACGTGTAAGAATGGACGTTTAGCGTTTTTACCAAGTACTTGATCGTAAACAGTAGTAGATCCAGCAGGAACTAATACACCATTGATAGCACCTCCAACAACTCCACCTCTAAGTGTAGCGTCGTTTAGGTATTTCCAGTCAGTTTTGTAGAAATCGTAACCTCTACGGAATCCTGTAAATCCTAAGTTTAATGCCATTTCTTTATCGTTGTCGAACAATCCGTAAGATGTTCCACCAGCTCCGTAAGAGTTTTGAGCAGCCAACATATCGTCAATATCAAAAGAGAACTGACGGTTGATGAACAATACATTCTCTTCGATAGCTCCTTGCTTATCTAAACGTTGGATGATAGCATCAAAATCAGATAAAGCAGTTGGGTTACCACCTGACCATACGTTACCTCTTTGTCCTACAGCGTAGAATAAACCTTCTGATCCTTTATTTCCAAAAGCAGTATTAGCTACAGCTCCAGAGTTAGCCTCAGCAGGAACAGCTTCGATCATAGACATTTCTAAGTAATCTTCGAAACGCAAACGAGTTTCGTGCTCAGATTTAATGTACCATAAGTATCCAGTAGCTCCGTTTTCAGTAGTTACTTCAACCCATCCGATTTGAGCCATGTCAGAACCAGAAACAGCGTACTTCTCTTTGATGATGATTGGGCTGTTTTCGAAGATGTCGTCTTGAGCCTCTAAAGATTCAGTTTGACCTTCAGTTCCTTTTTTGAATTCAGAACCATAAACGAAAGCAGTTACTGTAGCAGTAGCAGCGAAAGACTGTCCAGCAGCCTCGTAGTAAGCTACGTCAAAAGTACCAGCAGCATAATCAACAGAAGTAATGATAGCTTTGTTTGAGTTAGCAGCAGCAGCGTTATCTGATAAGAAAACTGTTTGCCCTGGTTTGAAAGCGATAGATCCTGTTAAAGTATCATCAACTGTAATTGTAGCAGTATCTCCACCTACAGCTGCATCAGAAGAACAGTCAATGTATTTAGTGTGAAGACGACCTTGTTCTGCCCATTTGATAAGGTCTGAGTTAGACGGCATCTCAGCTCCTACTGCTCTTAAGAAAGATGCAACAGAACGATTTCCGTAACGCTCGAATTCTTTCTCATAAGTATCAGGAAGATACTGATTCAAGAAGTCGAAATTTGTGATGTAGTTAGTGCTTAATGTTTGTCTTGTAGCACTAGGTTGTAATGCAAACCCTGGGGTTGCTTGTACTGATCCAGCCATTTTGTTTTAGTTTTGTTTGTTATTTTTTATTACTTTTTATTCTTAGTCCTCTTCCGCTATCTCCATCAGATGCAACAACTTTAAATCCAGACTGAGCAATTGATTGAGGAGAATTTCTCATCTCCATATCAATATTCTTAATTCTTTTGGTGTTATCTAATAACGCCTCTGCTCTACCTTGTTCGTAAAAGAACTTAGCAACTTTTTCTGGATTCATAGCGGCAGCTAATGAACGATGATAACCAACGTGGTCTGAAATCAATCCATTCTCATCTAAATACTTAGATATAAAATTGGTAACATCAGATTGTGCTCTCTTAGTCTCTGTAACGTCTCCTGGTAAAAACTTAATTGTCTTATCTCCTACATTGAAATCAAAACCTTTGAATTCATCAGAGAAAAGTTCTTCAGTCTTCTTTTGAAAGTATTGAGACTTTCTAAGATTCTCTTCTTGTTGATTACTGGAATCTTGAACATATTTCTTGTAAGCCTCGTAAGCTTCTTTTTCGTCATCAGAAACAGAACTACCTTTTGACTCAAGAGGCGTCTTATATGTTTCCTTATACTCATCAAAAAACTTCTTAGCTTTAGCAAGCTCTTTTTTCTTAGCGATTTCCTTTTTCTTGATGTCCTTTGGATCATCAAACTCTTCATCGTAAGCAAACTTATCTTCGATCATATATTGAATATCATCTCTGTCTAAGTCCTCTTCTGTTTGAGAGTAGTACTCAACTAATAAATCATCCGGATCCATGTCGTCAAAGTTTCTGTTTAGTTTAACAAAATCTTCAATTCCACGTCCAGTTTCCTTTTTGTATTTAAAATACGCAGCTACGTCCTCTGGTAAGTCCTCTTTCTTCTCTTCTCTCTCTGAGATAAGATCATTAATAGAGTTTACTTCCTTTCCGTATCTGTTTTTAATATATGAAAGAACGTCATTATCTTCTAGCTCTGCCCTTGATGGCTCTGCTGGTAATTCTACTTCAGGTTCGTTTTGAACTTCTACATGCTCTGGTTCAGCAATACTCTCCTCATGCTTATCCAATAACTCTTGTTCAACTTCCTGTACTGATTTTTGCTCGGCGACACCTAGGTCCCTTACAGTAAAAGTGTTTTCCATTTGATTTAATTTTTTGCAAAGTTACTTAATTATAATTTTATACTATCTAGGCTCGAATTCAGCTAGGTCAAACCCATCTAAACTGTCCTCTGTAGACTCAAAGTTCATTGGAGGAAGATTATTTTTTCGTTGATCAATTAGTTTAGACTGCTGTGTGTTTTGTAGACTTATACGTTTGTCTTTAGCTTCTTCTTTTAATTGCTCTTTTGTTTTGGTAGTTTCGAATTCAGCTCCTTTAAGTTGCATCTGCATTTGGAATTCCATCTGCATAAGCTCCATCTTTAATTGAGCCTCGCTCTTCATCTTTTCTATTTCATAGGCAACCTCTGCCTGCTTAATCTGCATTTTTGACTGAGTCTCAGCCTGTATATTTTGCATTGCAGTCTGAGCTGCCATTTGTTGTGACTGCATTTGGATCTGACCTTGCATTTGTTGCTTAGCCTGCTCGTTCTTTTGCAGTTGCTCTTCCTTCTTCTTTCTCTTAAGTTTAAGCAACTGATTAGCTAGTTTAAGATTTCTCATCTCTCTAATATCAATCGCATCCTCTAAGTAAATAGAGTCACGAGATAATGCCAAACTAATATTCTGTTCTAATTGAGCTTTTTCTTCTTCGTCTGGCGATACCTCGATAAAGATACCAAAGTCATAAATATATAAGTCCTTAATTTCGTCCAGTATACCTACGTTGTATTTACCAATTTGATTGATAAATTCTTCTTTAAAGTCAGAGTATTCTAAAATATCAGCTACTCTATATGAGATGGCTTCAGCTAATGATTTAGTAACAAATAAGCTAGACTCTAGTATATGTCTTGTAGCTGTATTAGAATTAAGAGCGGCTAACTTCTGAACACCAACTAATGAGTTAGGGTCAGGATTTGATCCGTCTCTTGCCTCATTAAGTCCTGTAACATCTCTAATCATACTTAGATAGTGATTATAACTACCTA